AGGCTGCCAGTCTGCATCGGCATATACGGTTCCATGCTTGCCATGATCGCGCTGTCAAGAGCATACTGCGCCTTCTGGAAAAGCGGCTCAAACCGTTTCAAGCTGACTGTAATTTCTATGCCATGTTCGCGGATAGAAAACTCCGGGAAATGCGTATAGTCTGGCATAGAATCACCTCCCGAGGATTTCAAAATGCGGGATCAGAGCAAACGGCCCACTGACGGAAGAAATGGCAAAAACGCCGTCATAGGTGCGATTCATATAGGCATAGAAGCCGTCTATTCCTTCGGAATCGTCCGCGATTTCGCTTCCGTCTCCATACTCTCCCGCATAGAAAAAATCAAAAAGCTCGTTGCCTTCCGTAAAGGTTAACGTCCCGGCAGGATCAGCTTGCTTCCTCCACTCAATAGGCGGTTTCCAGAGCTTTTCCCCGATCAGCAGTCCGTCATCCGTTTTGGCATAACGCACGTGCAGCATCGCTTTGTCCTGTGCCTCTGCTCCGTATCTCCCCACGATTGCGGCGCGATCCACGTTAAGATCGACGCCTGTCAGGATCGTCGGAATCCATACGCCGCCGAAACGGTTAAAGAGCGTTATTGTTCTGCTGTACATACGGGTACACCCCCACATATAACAGATTCACGCCGTTTTTGTCCCTGTGCCCTTGCAGATAACGAAATACCTGTGAAGTCATAACTTCATTCCGAACAGCTTCATTCTTTGCTGCTTCTGCAAGCGTTGAAGCAGAACCGCCAGAAGCAAAACTCATAGATTCTGAACCTGACGAAATAGATGTTACCGCTCTGCCTGTCACAGTCCCGTCCTCATGCTGAATAACGCCAGCGGCAGATTGTATCTGCTCTATTTGATATAGGCTATTTACAAGCGCACAGACGCATCTTTTTACTGCTTCTATATCTTCCTCGTCAGTTGGGAAAAAGTATTTGAGCTTTTTCACGCCGTCAACGGTAGTCGTATGATAGTCCACAAGAGCAGACGCGTCATAGGCCAGCCTGTTAAAATCAGTCTGCGGAACATCATTGCCGTATAAGGCAACGAAGTCCGTATACTCTGCATAGATCATAATATCCCTCCTTAAAGAGAGATACACGGAAGATTTCTCCTCCGTGTATCTTTATACTGGATATTAAGTCTTAGCAACGACCGTTCCATCCGCAGTAGCAATCGCTTGTCCCGCGCCGTTCAGTTCAACGATACGATACTTGTGACCGTTAGTCGTAGCAACAACAGAATCATCCTCGACCTGTGTCCAGCCCGTGGTGTCCATAAGCGCAAGGTAAGTCGGGGCGGAAGGAGCGGTAGAAGCCTGAGCTTTGAACCAGTAGGTGCCACCCTCAACGCTATGATCAGGAACGGAAACCTGCGCATCACCGGCAGAGCCAGCCGCATATGCGGAAGTGGAAGTGTTGGCGATTGAACCGAGAGATCCAGAAGCCTCAACGGAAACCACAGCAATACCATCGACGTATTCGCTGAACAGGGTTAAGCCCATAAGAGCAAATGCCTCAGAAACAGCAGTGTTATAGTTGCCCTGAGTGTGGAAACCGATCAGGTTGGTTTCGCCGTCAACCGTATACTCCAGACCAGCGCGAGCAAAGTCAGAAGACGCCGGATCGACGTAATAGAGAACGATGTTCTCTACAGGTGTAGCGATCACCGTTCCACGAGCGAGCTTGTCTCCATCAACGAGGAAGATGGTACGATAACCCATGAAATCACGGATATAATTGAACCCGTACTGATTCTGGATCGTGATGTTTGCGGAACCGAGATATTCGGAAACGTCAAGGGTATTCACGAACGCCACGATCTCCGTCGCAGAACGGTTCATTTTCTGCCACTTCTCTACCACAAGCCCCCTTGCCATAGCAAGAGCCATCTGGAACGTGGTATAGATAGCGGTCAGAGCGCCGTCATTGATATAGCTGTAGAACCGCCCCATGACGTTATTCTGCAGTTCATACAGGAAAGCATTATCCGTCATGCCTACTGCTACATCGTAGCCATAAGACTTGATTGCCTCGATGGAAACAGCCTTCGCATACTTTTCGACGGTCATTTCTTCATACGCAGTTTCCTCTACGGTAGCCTGAGAATAAGGAATGTCCTCACCCTCACCAACGGAACTCTGGAGAACCACCGTCGCTTTTTTGGATTTCAGTACCGCTCCCGGCTCTTTACGGATCGGGCGCATGATTCCGAGAATGTCCTGAAGAGCTTCCCAAGTCAAACCGAAGCGGGTGACGAAATCGATCTCACGGGGAGAAGCGCTGATATTTGCGGCCTTAGTCAGTCTATCTTTTGCCATTTAATATTCCTCCTTTTACTGTGTAAAAAGGTCAAGGTGCTGTGCAATAGCGGCTTGCCGTTCAGAAGCATCCTTGATCTTCATAATGTCTGCTTTCGTGATTGCTCCCTTCCCCTGATTGCCGCCACTCATAGAGGAAGTGAATTTTGCCTTGTTGTTTTCAAGGCTCTGCTGCTGTTCATCGACAAACGCGCTCGCGTCTTTCGATTTGATCTGTTCAATCAAATCGTTTAAGCCGAGAATTTTGCCATCCTTCAGGTTCAGCTTTGCGTCTCGGATTTCAGCCATTACGGCCCGTTTTGCCGCTTCAGAAGAAAACTTTACGCTCTCCATTTCCGCTTTCAACGCATCGTCAAAATCCCGAGCGTAAATCTTAGCGGCGAAATCCTTTTCCGCGTCTTCCGCTTTCTTTTTCCATGCTGCAAGATCACTTTGAATCGTCGTGAGGTCGACGCCTTCAAAGCCTTTCAGCGTTTCGTTTGCTGTGTCAAGCTGCTCCTTATAGCCGTCGCGTTCCTGTTCCGCTTTCGTTGTTTTCGCCGTCTGTTTGTTATAGTCGGCGATTGTGCGGTAGTTCTTCGCGACTTCGGCGTTGAGTGCGTCTGTTTTGTCTGCCGGAACTTCCAAGCCGAAGCCCTTCAGAATTTCGATGATGTTTTGCATTTTTTTATCCTCCAAACGTAATTTTATAACCGCTCCGTCAGCGGTACAGATTGAGCCGTTTTAAACTCCCGGCAAGAGTTTTTGAGTATGAAAAAAGCAGCCATCTTTCGATAACTGCTTCAGTCAACGTTATAGTTTAAATCAGGTCGTTATCACAGGAGCTTTCGTTGTATATCCCGCAACCGCTATTCGATCATAAAGAGGCTTTAAACCATTATCGAGGCAAAATCTACGATATCCTTGATCCATCGCAAGAAGCCTCTTTTTCTTTTTGTCGTATCTTGTTTTTATCTCCTCTGCCGTTTCTGGATCTTTACAATCTTCAACGCCCTGTTTTAGCGCCATTAGCTCACGTTTTGCTTGTCTGATCCTTCGTTCTATCGTTCTTTGTTTTTGTGATAATTCATATGCTTTCTTGTTTTCTTCGTTATCATAATGTTCATAGGGATTAAAAACGCCATCCCCGGGGCCGTAACTGTGTCTACAGTTTACTCCTACAATCCCTTGAACATTACCTTTCCCACAAACTGTAAACGGTTGAAAACGAGGATCACGCCCTGATTTACTGTAAAATTTTCCTTGCCACCAATAATGATTTGTATAATCTTCTTTGTCCGTTACACGGGCGCCAAGATGAGCAGAAACTAAAATGATATCCCAATTATTTTCATCCATCCGAGCGTCTGTAATTGCCGCACATGCTTGAGCCGTTCCAGTCCGTACCGCCCTGAGTGTAGCGGTTTCCAGAGTGTCTTTATGTCCTGACGGATAAAAAACTTCAACTCCCTTTTGCCCTACCGTTTCAATAGCGTCTGCTACCGCATCTGAATACGAGGTGGTTCCGGTTATGACAAGGTGGTATGCTTCATCACATGCATTGATAAAATCGGCTTGAGCCTGATTTGCTGTTGTACGTGTATAATTTCGCCACTCATCATTTGTTCGCCGGTAATTATATTCAAGCAGTCGTATATAATACGGAGATTCTTTCAAAGGTTTTGTTGATATTCCTGCGTTCATGTATATTTTGCTATCATAATCATACGAACGAAGTCCAGCAGTTTCAAACGCTTCTTTGATTGCATTATACTCTAACTGCGTTTTTGCAGCAATTTCCCTCTGGATATCCTCGTGTAAATATCCAGCCTCTTGAAGCACTTGCATTTGCCAGCGCGAAGCAGCGCCAACCTTTATTTCTCCGTATCTCTGCATCTGTGCAAGAAACCGCGAAACTATACGCCGAACGATCGCATTATGAAGCTGTTCTGATATTGCCTCCGCTTTTTCTGATAAGTGCAAAATAAATTCGGGACTGAGCATTCATATCACTCTTCTGTTATCGTTAACTCGGGCATTTGCGGCTGTGATTCTGCCGCCAGTGCTTTCGCATCTTCTTCTGTGAATCCTTCAAACTTTTGTAAATAGTACCAAAACGGGATTTTCCCGGCAATCACATATGAATACCAGCGGGCTTTATCTTCTTCCACGTTATACGTGATATCTGAAAAATCAAAACCCACTTCATACGTTCCAACGGGAGAAAGATTATAAAGATCGGCGAACTTATCCAGTGCATAGATTAAGTCTTCAAGACAGTTCTGCAACTTGTTTCTGATGTCCTTTATAAGCTGAATCGTTCTCTGCTGATCCGCGTCGATCTGCGTTGCCGTGACAAGCCCGGAACGCTCATTAAACACGAAATACCCGTTTGAAAATCCGACTTTATATCCAATCTGGGACAGCAAAGAATTGATTCCGCGAAGCCTCACTTCCGTATTGAGCGAAGGCGTGATTTCCTGATAGAACGTCTGCTGCCCGTCACCATATACGTTCTTGACGTAATGCGGAAGCTCCATTTTATCCCGCTGCATCTGGAAATAATTAGCTCCCATCGTGATCTTTGTTCCATCTGGAACAAGCCTGTCAGAATCAAGCAGGATAATCTTTTCGGAATCGTCAATTTCCAAGGCGTTCCGTGAATATGCAATGTCCAGATCCTTCAGCTCTTCCAGTGCGTCAGCGAAGATTGGCATACCATACGGAGAATCCATGTCAATGTTATTTGCTTGAGGTGTTTTGAACACGGCAAAAAGCGGCCTGTCAACTTGTTCTATCTCTACGCGATCCCGTAGCTCGTCCCACGGAGATTCCGCAATGTCAACGGCGTTTACCGCTTCGCCCTCTTTTTCGCCGGAGTATACCTTGTTTTCAATCACGTAAGTATCGCCGTCAAAGTGATGGTATTCAAAGCGCGTATACCAACGATCATCTTCCCCGTCCCCGCGTTCAGAAAACACAAAAACCGCGCCGGTGATTTCTCCGTCTTCTTCCTTTGTGATGCGGAACCTATCAAACGGCACAAAGTCAACGCCGTCACCGTTTGGCTTCAGAATCATCGTGCCCTGTGCCAGCCCAAACTCAACGCGATTTCGCAGAGTGTCCGCAGATTTGTCATACTGCTCTTTTAACCAATCCGCACGTGTGCTGCCGGAAATACTGACATCGATTCCCATCGTTGTCAGCCGGGCAGTTTCAGTACAAAGAGCCTTTGCAAAGTTGATCGTCTTTACATCTTTTTCTTCGTCCACCCAATCAGGATGCCCTTTATACACGTCAAGGCAATGATTGACAAAAGAGGCCATTGTTGACGTATCTACCACTTCTACGCCGAAAACCTCCGTCACTTTCCTGTTTAAGATCGTATTGATCCACCCCTTCACTTTTGAGATAAGACCCATATCCATTCCCCTTATGCGCTGTTTCCGCGCCTGTTATAGTACCGTTCGAGCGCATACCGAATCGCGTCTATCGTGTGATTATTTCGATCCGGGTATGCCGAAATAACATTCCCGTTTCTGTCAACGTCAAATTCATAGTCCTTGATTTCCTTATACGCATTCGGTGTCCGTTCCGGATCGACCACCAGCGTCCGGCTCTGCAGCCACTTCATACCGTATTCTACCGAACCCGGCCCTTTTATCGCCGCACGTGCAGGTAGGCCAAAATCCCGATAATCATTCACGGATTTCGGCTCTGCGCTGTCGCATATAATCTCATAATCGTTATATCCTTTGTCAACGATCCAATCAGCCGCCCGCCTGTTACTCCATCTGTTTTGATAGAGTTCATCGATCAGATATACCTTTTCTTGCGCCGCATTGTAATATAGCCGCACAAATGCCAGCGGATCAGGATAATAGCCCCAGTCCTGCCCTTGGTAAATCCGATCCATTCTCTGGATTTCTTCGTCCGTAATTGTCCGAAACTCCAAGAATTCAAACACTTGCGTTCCGAGGCCGACCGGCTTTCCGAGATATTCGTGTTCATACGCTTTCGGATTGACCTCTTCCAGATGCTTTGCGTCCGCGATAAACTGATATCCAAGCCAATCCTCCGGCACGTCCAAATAGCAGCTTTTGTGCCGCAGGCTGTCCTTGTTCGGTGTGTTAACGTAATCGTTACACCAGTTATTAACATTAATCGGCGGGTTAAACGTTTTAAACACGAAGAACTTCTCGCCGCCGCGGATCACAGACTGCTGTGCAACGCGTATTTCCTCCATTCCGGAGAATTCGTCAAGCTCTTCAAACCAAATATATTTAAAATAGCCGTGACTGACCTTGATTGACTTTGTCTTCTTTGCTTCGTCCAGTCCGCGGAATAAAATCCGCTGTCCTGTTTTGGCATAAATAAAACAGAGCGGACTTTTCCGTGCTATCCACAGATGACCCACTCCGAGATTATTAATCGCCCATGCTATCTGTTCGTACACCGATCCGGCCAGTGTATCGCCGACCTTTCGGAAAACGACGGCGTTTGCGTTTATGTCCGCCATCATTCCGAGCACTATTTCTATGCTAACAAATGATGATTTCGTGCTACCGCGCCCGCCGTATAAATCATAATAAGTATGGCCGCCCGCCTTAATATCCCGATGGACAGAATAAAACGACGGAGCGATCAGATCAGTCAGCTTCGTCGTCTGGGATATCATCTAAAATCACCACCTGAGAAGATTCCGCCGTTTCAAGCGCGGATTTATAGGCGTGCACCTGCATTTCAAGCTGTTCGATTTCCAACTTTGCTTTCTTATTCGCCAGCTCTGCCGCCCTCTGCGCCAACTGCGCGGCTCTGTTCTGATCTGTAAACTTACTAAGCGCTTCAAACGCTCTCACGTCACCGCTTGCGGCCTTTTTCGTCATAGCAAGGATCATAGCTTCTTCAACGGTGATATTGGCGCCTTGCATGTCTGCAATGCTCCGAATCTCCGCAATATCGTCCTGATCTCTGCTTTTTAGCGGCATTGACTTTATAATGTTCCACGTCCGCTGCATCGACGTCTTCTTTCGCCTTGCTTCTCCTGACGCCTTTCCGCCTTTGGCCTGCGCCCTTTTCGCCCGCTCGTCACCACTTCCGAATTGAGTTGCTTTCCCTTTCTTTAAGTTCTCGGTGTTCATGTCTCACCGCCTACACAATAAAAGGCCCGCGTCCAAAGACACAGGCCTTAAGGTTATTTAAGCAGTCCATTGACTTTCATCTGTTCAAGTTCTTTATCAATTTTAAGTTGAACTTTCTTCTGTTCCTCATCAATGATTTTTAATGCTTCTTCATCACCGAGTTCTTCCAATGCCTCTTTAAATAACTTTTCTTGCCAATCATCATCCAAAACAAAAAATTCTTTATCTTTCATACTTATACCTCCTATTTCTTGACACATACTCGAAACCATATTGAGGAAGTGTCCTCTTCCAATACAGATCAACTGTTCCTCTTCCTTTTTGAGCCGCCTCTTTCAAAGCACTTATTTTACTTTTTCCGGCTTTAATAGCATTCATATACTCCGCCGAAAACGTTTTCTTAACTGTATCCTCTAATATACCTCTGTCCTTTGCTATTTGATCCCTCAATCCAGCGTTATCAGATGATGCGGTTCTTCGCATTATATAATTAAACTCTCCTTGCCCTTGCGCCGCAGCACGAATCTCTTTCCATTGTGTACTTGCCATCATATAAGCGTCTGCAGGCGAGAGCGTTCCACCGTATCCATATTTTCCGGTGGGGTGTCCATGTGTTACTGTTGCACCATCCATATTTTTCCAATCATTCGGAATTCCAACACTGCTATTTCCACCGGAAACACCTGCAACAAGTTTATCGTTGTTATCAAAGATAAATGCTTCTTCATGCTGTAATACTCTGATCCTATCTTCAATTCCACTTAACGTCTTATCCTTGATTTTTGAGATATCGATAGGTATTGCTTTTCCACCGTTTCCACCCATTTGCCGTGAAGCGAATCTTCTTGCTATAGATGATACTCCACGTCCACCAAAAAGCTGAATGTTTATCTGCATCATAAGTATACCCTAGCCCCAATCATAAATCAACTCTCGCGCTTCATTTGCTCTGTAACTTTGTTCTCATAATACCGGACTGGAATATCACCGT